ATTATGAAACAATATATTGTAACACAAACAGATAAAAATGTTATTAATAAAATTGGAGAAACGCGTTTTATTGTTTTTGCCGATAATTTTTTTGAAGCAATTAAATATACTTATAATGCTTTAATTCAAATGGGTATTTCTGTTGATTATACTTGTCTTGATTTTAAGAAACAATTTGGATTTCTTACTGAAGATGAAGTATATTCTGAATCTAGTAAAAAGGGATATATTATTGTTATTTATGGAGAATTAAAAGAATTTGGTCATTTTGTTGTGGAGGAAAATACTAATGTATAGAAACATACAAAAGGTAGACAAGATTCTTTATAATCTTGACTGTTTAATTTGTGATAATAATAAATCTCTTCGGAATTTAATTTGTATTAATGAAATATTTGAATATGATAAATATAAAGAAGAAGTAGTTATTAAATTAAATAGTAAAGAAATCATTGTTAAAGATGGTATTTTATTTAAGTTAAATCAGTTTTATCATATGTTAACTTCTTTAGAAAATGGTGATTTTGAATCTAATTTAGAAATGCTGAATTGTTTTCTAAAAAAACATGAATTCAAATTTGATTATCAAGATTTAAGCGAAGAAGTCAAGAATATCATTCCTATTCGAAAAGAATATGGAGTATATAGTAAAAAAGATGATATAATTGTACAAGAAATAAAATATTATTTTGTTGGAATTCATTATTTATTAGAGGATTTAGATAATTTATAAGGAGTAAAAAAATGAACGAGCAATTGCTATTGAGATATCAAGATAACTTTACTAAAATTATTAATGAAAAATATCGTCTTGATGATAAAATGTATAATTTCGATGATTATGATATCGAAGATTTTAAACTTGGAAATTTAGACTTTTATTATAAAGATGGTCGCCCATGTAAAGTTTTAGATTACGATTGGGCCGGAGACGGAAAATATACTTACGTTAATAATATTGTAATTCGTTTTGATAACGGAGAAATAAAAGAAGATGTAAGTGGAATGTCTCTTTATTTAACAGAAAAGTCTTTAGAAAAATACGGTTGGTATTTTAAAGAAGATGATTATTGATATGATTGATGATGAAAAATTTTGGGAAATCATGTTCGACGAATTAGACAAGACTTCGCAAGAAAGTTGAGAACAATTCGTTAGAGAACATGATATGGGAGGAAGAAAAACGAAACAATATTATAGTACAGAAAATTTTAATATAAATAACTATGGTAAAGAGGGACTATTAATTCAAACAAAATTAAATAAATGTGCTATTAATAATTTAGTGGTTTATTTTGATAAATATTATTTGGCTCATAAAGCTATTGAACATATTGAATTTAATAGTAATCCAATAGCTGATTTAAAATTATATGTTTCTTATAAAGAAGATAATAAACAACGTTATGAAATTGTTCAAGTTGTTATCGAAGATTTTAGCGAGCTTAAAAACGAATGGCTTAATTTCATTTGCGATATATTTTCTGAAGCTTTTTTGAGTAAAGAGGAAAAATAATGGAACCTATTGTTAATCCATGGCTAATTTATTTAGTTTCGATTGTAGAACATTTACGAAACTTTTTTAATGCTATTACATTTGTTGTATGTGCTTTAGATATTCTTATTGTTATGGGCACATTTATTGAATCAGATGATGCTATCGCTGTATTTTATAATCGTGAAGAAAAGAAAATTAAACCGTTTATTAAATTATTGATAGCATTAACTATTATTTGTCCATTATTGGTAATTTTTATTCCGTCAAAAGAAACTATTATCGTTATGTATATTGCTAATATGGTTACGCCAGATAATTTAAATATTGCAAACGAAGTATTTAAAAGTAATCTAAAAGATTATGCGGATATTATTTCTAAAACGTTAAATAAATAAAGGAAATAAAAATGGATTTTGACTGGAAAACAATGTTAAAGGCATTAGATGATACAACAGATGAAGAATGGGATACACTTTTTAATGAGTATGACAAGGAGATTAGAATTATGGGTATGTTTAGCTTTATTTATTGTGATATTAAAGATAAAAATTATCAAGGCGGACTTAATATTATTGAAGGCGATATGGTCTGCATCGTTGCTCCGAATGATGAGCATTTAGTCGGTCAATACGATGGTTATGGTCGTATAGATACCGAAGATGGACAATATGATTTGCATGAATTATTGGCTTTATGGAATCGAGGACTTGAACATAAAAGCTTTGCAGAATTATTAGGTTCTTATTTTGTTGATTCGGAAAGATTAGCCGATAAACATGAAGAATTACGTCATATCGGTATTGATATTGAATGCAATAATCAATTATATGGTAAGGATAAAAATTTCTGTAAGTATCCATTAAAACTTGTCAGAGACCTAGAAAGAAATAAAAATTTAAAGTATAATGATATTCAAAATATCTCCATCTCAGACCCCATGCAAGGTTTTGAGCGTATGACTAATAATGAATATGTATTAGAACATTGCTTTGGAGATAAAGATTATTTTGAATATATGGAAATGGAATACAAAAGTATATTCGATTAGAAAGGATTATATATGGAATTGTTAAAAACTATTAAAGTGGAAACAAATTGTCCAACAGTTTGGTTCAATACATTAAAAAATTCCAATGTGTTAGATGATTTGAAATTTATGCTTAAATTTTCTGAAAACAAAATTTCATCTGTTGGCGATATGTTAACTATTTCACTCAATGTAAATGGTGTAACAATTACATATGACCCAACATTAATTAATTATCAAACTATTCATCAATTAACTGAATTAGTTAACATGCGATTAAAAAAGAAAGAGGAGAAATAAATATGTTTGAGTATTACTATCACTTATTTCAAATATTTAAATATGATTTAAAAGAAATGATTGCGGAGATTTAATATGGAAACTTTAAAAAAATTATCTGTCGTTACAAATAATTTTGAAGAATTAAAAGAAAAAGTACTTGAGCTAACTAAAAATGATTTTAGTTGGGCTTTAGAATGTAACATAGAAGATAAAGATGGACATGTCGTTAATACAAAATTATTAATTCTTTCTGATTTTAAGTATGATATTGAAGATGAAGATTCTAATTATAAAGCTTTAACAGTAAAAGTTACTTATGAAAGATATTTAGCAGACGTTGTAGAAGATGTTAGTAATAATGTACAAATAATTTTCTATCAACATAATGATAAGTTATTTAAAGATGGTATTTTTGAAATTCAAACAAGAGATAAAAACATTTTTAATGCTTTTTATACTTTATTTGAAGAGATGGAACTATTATAATTATGAAAACAACAAAATTATTAGGTATCACTGGCGACTATAAAGAGCTTAAAGAAAAATTATTAGGATTAACTAAAAATAACTATAGTTGGTCTATTGAGTATGAAAATGATGACATAATGGATATGGTAACATTAACTTTAACAGATTTTTCTTTAGAAGAAAAAGATGATAAAGATAGTTATATTCATGCTAAAGCTATTTTCGAACATACATATAGCAAACATTATATCCGAGAAGAAAAAATTTATATTAATTTATATAATTATGATTTTACTTCTAATGGTACTCTTGATGTAGAAGTAAAAGATAATCAAATCTTCTTAGCTCTTTATACTTTATTTGTTGAAATAGGTATTCTATGATTATTTTATCTTTTGATTCAAAAAATAAAGCTAGGGAATATTTTAATTTCATTTTAGGCAATACTAGTATAAAAACAGAAATAATTATACTAAATGATTTTGTATATCAATATGATTATGAAATGTGTATCGATTTATTATATAGTAAATCTAGTGATTTTGCGTATGACTATGAAATGTTTAGAGTATATGTTCGTGTAGAAGATAAAAAAGTGTTAATTTTTGCTGAAGACGAATTAGATTTTCAGTGGTCAGAAAAACATATTTCTGAATATTTTCTAGCTCTATATTGTAAACATAAATTAAATATTAAAGTAGAAATGGAGCAACAATATGTCTGATAATGAAATTACTTTTATGCTTAATGCATTAACGTTAATTGCTGTGCCATGTATTCTTCTTATGCTACATATATATTTTAAAGAAGATGGAAAAGATAAAATAGCAAAAGGCCTTCTTATTTTGGCTGGCATATTTTTTACTCCCGATGTTATTTTTATTTTATTAAAAACAATAAATGCTTTTATTTATATGTTAACTATTTATTTTGAATAAAATGGAGGTGAAAATATATGGCTGATGCATTATTAGAAAAATTAAGAACACAAAGAACTACTTTGCCATTTAAAAATGGTGAATATGCTAAAATCTTTTTTGATTTAGTTGATGAAAACGAAAAACACAATCCATTACTTTTTGATAAAAGTAAAAAAGAAGAACGATGTTATAGTTATTCTTATAAAATAGATGTTGGATTTTTTACTAAAATATTTATTTTTAAAGATGATAGATATAATGAAGAAATTAAAATTGATGTATCTATTTATAATAATGTTATTGTCATTTCTTCTAGCTCTGATAAAGATAATATTATGGGTTTATTATATCAATATAAAGAATATTATATGCGAAAACATTACGCGAAAGTTATGTTAATGGAGGAATTCATTGAAGGACAATTATAATAAAGAAAAAGTTCCTGTATATTACACTTGTGGTGCAATAAAGGGAAGATATATCAAACCTATTAAAATTAAACAAAAGACAAAACCTGTTTTAGTTAAAAAGGAAATAAAATGAGAATTGTAAGAAAAGGAATCTTCGTAAAAGATTCAAATCAGTGGTTCGATGAATTTAAAAATACATTGTATTATCAAGTCCTTGATTTTTTAATTCATTCCACTGAAGATACAATTAATATCGCTAATGGTATTAGAATTTTAAAAAGTGGCGATAATAAAATATTTTTTGAGTATATAGCCGATAATGAATTCCACGAAAAAACAGTGAATGATATTATCGAATTGATGCGAGATGAGGAAAGATAATTAAATGAATAAAAAATTATTATTAGTAGCTGGTATATTAAGCATAATTAGTATGAGTGCAATGGCAAATAATACAATTTCTAGTAATAGCACAAATATCATAATTCACGGCGGTAACGATAATGCAGTTACTAATTCCACTAATGTAAATGTAGTTGGTAGTGCCAATGAAGTAAAAAATTCTTTTAACTCTAATCTTATTGGTTTTAAAAATCATATAGATGGTAAACATAATATTGTTATTGGTACATATTCTGGAACTAATGGTGAAAAATCTATTGCTATAGGTAGAGGTGCTGATGCTTATGCTATGAGTACATCTGATTATAATAATGGTGCTACTCGTTACAATAATGAAACATATGAAGAAAATCCTGCTACTGGTAAAGGAGCTATTGCTATTGGTGCTTGGTCTAAAGCTAATGTAGAACTTAATACCGCTATTGGTTATTTAGCAGAATCTAAAGGTGATTATGGTGTAGCTATTGGTGCACATAGTGTTGCAAATGGTGGTCCTCATAAAGTGGATTCTAAATATGCTGGTGTAGATAATGCAAAAGGTGTGTTTAGTATTGCTAATGCAAATGGCCCTATTCCACTTTATTATTTAGCTAACTCTCCAGTAGGTGCTAATCAGTATGAAGATAGTAGTGAAGAATCAAACATTTCTGGCATTGGACATTTTACACGTCAACTTCAAGGCGTAGCCGCTGGTGCAATTTCTGCAACTTCGACTGATGCAGTTAATGGCTCTCAACTTTATACTGAAATTAAAGAAGTACAAGAACAATTTAAAATTCCAATGGACTGGTTAGAAAATCATGAAAATCGAATTCAAGATTTAGAACATAAAACTTTTGATATTGGTAAAAATGTTTTAAATCAAGCTAATCGTTATACAGACCAACAAATTAATAAAGGTGTAGCCAAAGCGTCTGCTCTTGCTGGTCTTAAATTCTTAGACTATAATCCTAAAGACAAATGGTCCTTCGCGGCTAGTGTAGGTCATTACCGTAATGCTAATGCGGTTGCCGTAGGTGCCGCATACCAACCTAATGAAAACACTATGGTTCATGGTGGTATTACAGTAGATAGTAAAGTAGCATATAATTTAGGTGTAAGCGTTAAGGTTGGCGGTCAAAAATATATTAATAAATATGAATTGGCTGAACAAATTAGACAACTGCAAAGCGATAATACAGAATTACGTCAAGAATTAAATGAGCTACGCTCTTTGATTGGTAAATAATATGGATAAAAAAGTAAGAAAAGAAATTAAAGAATCAATGTATAATAAAATTAGTGACATTGATAAAGAATTGGACTTTTTAGAATCAGAATATGGTTCTGTTATTAAAAGATATAAACAATTAAAAGAAGATAAAGAGGATGCTTATAAAACTATTTCTCTTATTAGTCATTAATACATTTTTCAAATCCCTTGTATGATATTGGTGAATAAAATACTATTTGATATAAGGAGATAAAAAATGAAACAAGAATTAATTAAAGAATTTATTGAATTTCCAACATTTCGCGAATCTTTTATAAAGCCAGCAAATATTTTTGCTGCTGAAACAGAATGTTGGAGATTTATTTGTCCTAATTGTGACTTAGAAGTATCTATAATCAGAAGTGTTACAAGTTACGGTGGATATAATGGTTTATTTGAATTAGCTTTTATGCAAGATAACCATGTTTGTTATTCAACAGAACTTACTAATGATGTAATTGGGTATTTGACTAAAGAAGAAGTATTAGAGTATCTTGAAAAGTCTAAAAATTTATATCTTGATGTTGAAACAAATACATATCGTATATATTAAAATAAGAAGAGACGATTGCTATGCCGTCTCTTTTATTTAGTCTTTAATACTTTTTACGAATCCCTTGTATCATATTGGTGATATAATTAAGGAGGTGTTAGAGATGGCTAAAGTATTAGGTATTATTTTATATGGTATTACATTTTTTATTGTAATCTGTTTATTCCATTAATACGTGGTTTTAGCTATCTTCAGCATGCCTTGTATAATAATGGTGAATAGCAGAAAAAATTTTAAAAAAGAGGTAAAAAACTTGGAACAAGAATTAATTTATTCAAATAAGAATGGTGCTTTACACAAACGTCCTAGATTAACTAAGTTAACTGAAGCTCGTAAAAAAGCTGGTTATAAAAGTCAATATGAAATTGCTAAAGATTTAGGAATTACACAAACAGAATATTGTTCTTATGAGTCTGGTAAAAAAGAAATGCCAAAAAAAATTGCTAATAAACTTTCTGCATTATTAAATATATCAGTTAAAGAAATTAAATCTGTTGATTATGCAAATGAAAAATTATCAGATGATGCAACAAAAGTATTAGAAAAAATATTTAAAATGTTAGGTGAATTAGAATTATGGCAACTTAATCAATTAGATGAGGCTATAACTGATATGAGCCTTATGAATGGTGTTATAAAATATAGAAAATTGTTACAAGCAAATATTAAAAAACTTAAAAAGAATGTTAAAAGACTTAAAGGTATTACAATACTAGAGGAAGATTATAATCTTTTGTTAGTTGACGCTATTAATTTAAATAATGTATCTAATTTATCTATTCATTATGAAACAATGTTAACTTTAATTGATATTGGCTTGTTGCCAGAAAATCAATTAAAGGATTTTATTAAATATTTTAGTATTATTAAATAATTATATTTTTTTTAAATAGACAAAAGGAGAAAGTTATTATGAATAAGATGTTTGAACTTGTAGGCCGTGCAGTTGTTGGCGGAATCATCGGTTTTGCAGTTGGGTATGTAACCCAAACTGCAATTAATGGTGGTTTAGTTAATAATGTGAAAACAGATGTTGAAGGTCTTAAACAATTAGTTAAAGATACAATTAACTAATAAGCGAAACCTTGTATAATATTGGTGGAATGCCTTAGTTAAATTATTCGTCGCTATATTGCGGTTTAATTTAATTAAGGCTTTCATATATGTTGAAGGTCGGCATCGAACCTTCTAGGGTAAGCTAAGTCTTGCAAATAATTGCGGTATTGGGAGGAAAGCTAAGTCATAAAGATATGTGAACTCCACTGAAGGCTATATGTAATAGTATAGTCAAGTGTTCAATGGGTTGAAACTCATTAGAGAATATAATATCCTAAAAGACCGCAACTTCCATTAGCGATGATACTAATGTTGAAGAAGTAGTGGACTACCCTATCGAAAGATAGGGATTATAACTTATATTGGCGGATTGCGTTGAGGTCGAAATACCTTTCATAATTATAAGTAAATTAATAGTAGACGTAAGAGCTACCATCCGCCAATATTTCATGGGCTTAGTAGTGACCACTGGTGCAACTCCAGTAAAGCCCGTTTGCATTGGAAACGTTATCGTAATTTGGGTGTTCCAACGGTTTCGGAATGCCCTGTACGATAATGGTGAGTGAAATCATTTAGTCATTCATACCTGTTGTATAAGGAAATGGTATTGGCAATGATAAAAAAGCAGAGTAACTCAAAAATTTTTTTATATAAGATTAGTATTAAAGTCCTCTAGTCAGATAGTAGAGGCACATAAGGAGATTTGTTATGAATAATTTGGCAATGATTAAAGGTTATGTATCCAAGCAAAATACAAATTTTAAACCAGCTGAAAATGGTAAAAAGGCAGTATTTAGCACGACTATTGCAGTCGCTACTGGTACTGTAGATTCTGAAGGCAAGAAACAATACAATTGGATTCCAGTTAAGTCTTTTGGGAAGACTGCTGAATTGATGCATCAGAATTTAATTGAAGGTGATTATACTGAAGTAACTGGTCGCTTGTCCATGAACTCTCGTTATACAAACAAAAAAGGTGAGTTGGTGTATGAAACTTGCTTCCTTGCTGCAACAGAATTTAGCCGTTTGAGCCGTCGTGGAGAAACTGCTAAAGCTGTTGAACCAGCTGTAGTAACTGAAGAAGTAGTGGAAGAATTCGAAGGCGCACCAGAAACTTTTGGTGAAGTAGAAACAACTATTCTTTAATAAAGAATAGAATAAAAATCATACATTAGTAGTGTAACAACTGCTGATGTATGATTTTTTATTTTTATTATTTTTTAACTTGAGTTAAAAAATATGTTTTTGATTGAAATTAAAAAATAATATGTATATTGTTAATATTTAAGGAGGATTACTATGGAAAACAAATATACATTAGAAGAAATTGTAAAAGTGTTAAGTGAATTTAAAGATGTTATGAACTATATTCGACAAAATCAAGGCGTATGGGATAGTACCGTGCAAGAATGTGATAAAGCATTTGGCGATATTCGCCATTATTGTGAATTACAATATCCAACAGAGCGTAAAGATAAAACTAAAGTCGTAAAATTAATTCATGATACATCGGTGCTTCGTCGTCAATGTAAAGATTATTTAGAAGTATTAAATCCATTATTTGAAAGTGGTTTATTAGATATGAAGCAAATTAATAATATAGCTCATGTAATTAATCAAATTAAAAAGAATCAAGAAAAACAACGTGTATATAAACCTCGTGTACTTGAAGATTTATTTATGGGTAAATAATATGAAAAATGATGGAGAAGAACTTTTTGCTTCTGTGACAATTGTATTATTCTTTGTTATAATGTTTCTTTGTGTTTCCCCTGGGACTCAAGAAGATGCATATAATAAAGAAGTTCAAAAATATAATAAGTATGTTGAAGCTCAAAATTATAATGTAGGAGATACGTTCATTATCACATATAATGAAGACACTAAAGTCGTAAATTTAGCCGTTAAAGATATGGAAGAAAAAGGATATAAAAAAATATCTATCACACCTGTATCAAGAAAAACAGGGTTTACTTCTTCTACTATTGAATATATGGTTGAATATCAAAAGATTAAATAGTAATATAGATATCTGCCGTGTTTTTAATTAAGAATTGAGAGGTGATATTATTTTTGATAAATTAATTAATCTTGTTTTTAAACTATTTTTCTGTCATAATAAATATGAATTAGAAGTTTTTAAACTAAGATTAGAATTAGACAAGAAAGGATAATCATGGCCGATACATATTTTGTTAATGAATACGCTCTTGACGATGCATCTGTGCTTCGTAAAACTACAGAAGACCGCATCAAAAAAGCCGTAGAGCGTATCGTAAAAATTTTATATAAATCTATTAAATTAGCAGCTGAAAAAAATGAGTTTGAAGTAACTAGCCAATTAGATTTAAGTTCTGACAGAGATTTAGACAGAGCAACTGTTGAAGGTGTCCGTACAGAACTTATTAATAAAGGATATACCGTTTCTTATGAAACAGAAGACCATAATATTTGGAAAATTAGCTGGTAGTTTTTAGTAAAGAGGAGACAAAATGGTAACTGTTTTTACACCAAATAGCGAAGAGTGGAACCAAGGAATTATTGGGTTAAAAGATATGCATGGCAATAATGTTATGTTTAACGATATCGTAATGTTAATGGGACAAGAATATGGAATTTATTTAATTCCACGTAATTGCGATGATTCCTATGGCTGTTGTTTAACAGATGACAGAAATTGCCACGATAATGATAGTGTTATCAAATTCGATGAATTTTTAGACTACGAAGATATTCGTATCGTAGGCAAATTCGATAAAAAAAATAAAATTTTAGTTGGTAAAATTGGTAAGTCTGAAAAATGTATGTCTTATCTTGCTAAAAAACGCCAACGACAATATAATCAATAATTTATTTTATAAAGCTCATCTGGTAAAGATGGGCTTTTATTTTTTATAATGTGAGGATAAAAAATAAATGTTACAATTAAAAGGCACAGCATATGATTTCATTAATAGATTTGATAAACTTAAACAACTAAATTTTGATATTGTATATGCAGATAAACCATTGTCATGCGAATTAAGAAGTTACAATATGAAAAATGAATATTCTCGTAGAGTAACTATTTCTCTTAATTTTACGGTAACAGAAAAAGAAAATGAGTATTTTGCAAAACAGCATATCGAATACATTTCTATTGAGGTTGATACAGAATTAAATAGTATCAGAATTAAAGACATTGACTTTGATAGATATAAAACAAAACATGAACAAATGATTGAAGAATTTATTATTGCTTTATATAAAAATACGGAGGAATAAAAAAATGAAAAAACTTATTGAGTTAGAACCTGGTATTTTAACTGCCGAAAATTTTTTATATCAATTACAAACATGTAAAAATGTTGTACTTGAAAATGGATACGATGAAAATTTTTATATTAAAAATGTATATGTTCCTAAAAATTTTAAAGAAGAACATACAGTTTTATTTAATATTAGTTTTTGGCGTAAAGATGCAGGCTATCAAAGCCATGTTGTATATACACCAATTCATATTGAATATGCAGTACATTTAGAAGATAATTTAATTTCTTGCGTAGATGATTATGCTCCATTAGGAATAGAATTATTAAGCAAATTAATAAATGAAGTAATCCTTGTATAATATTGGTGTGTCATTTCGGCACAGTATTTTTTTTAATTAATTTATTTGTATAAGGAGTGTTAAATTATGATGACTTTAACTTTTAATCACAAGGCAGAAGCGATTGCAATTATGCATCATATCGCACATTTTGCAGAAGAGACTAATAATGTAATTCATACTGGTGATGACCATTATTCTCTTGAATTTTTTGTATCAACACCTTCGATGTGTGCATTTGCCATGAATGGTGAATTTTTAAGTATGGTAATTAATGTAATTCGTTCTGGTTGTGATATTCATTTTGAAATTGACATTGAAGATAATATTGCTGGTGGTGGCTATCCACAACCGTTAGTATATCAAATGTTAATGGGATTATTAGTAGATATTATTGATGATTTTAATCAAAAAGAATACATTAATTCTGTTGAAGTTTAAAAAAAATAGCCACGCGTTAATTTGCGTGGTTGTATTATTTTTATTTTTTTAAGGAGAATATATAAATATGGAATATATTATTCGACATGAATTTCGAGATATGCATAATGCATTATTAAAAATTTTCACTGAAATTCTAAAAGATAAATATGAATATACAATTTATGATTCAAAAGAAGAACATATAAAAAAAAGTATTATAAATATGGGTATGCGAATGGTCACAGAAAAAGAATTCAGCATTACCTTTTATATTAAAGACAAAAGAGAAGGCTCTGTTTTCAATTTTACTATTAATTGTGAATTAACTATAAAAGAGCAAGGATTAGGAGAATTTGCTATTTATTCTAAAAATGAAGAAGAAGCTTATGTAATTATTAATATCTTTGAGTTTCTAACAAAACGTTTTTATCGAGCTCAGTTAGACAGAGAATTGTTGGGTGAATAATATGTTATGCTACAAAGATAGAACGTATTGTGGAGCTGAATGTAAATTACAAGGAACTTGTAAAGATAGTTATGTGTATGCTAAAGAAGAACAAGCAAAACATCCTGACGCATTTGTAAGAAAATTACCTTTTTCTATTCGATTAGAAAATAGTTCTTGCGAAGAAAAAATCCCTATTGACAATTAATATATAAAATTATATATTAATTATGGTTGACAATTTTCATTGTTTTTTTACCTCCTGTATTAAATAAAATAAATAACCAAGATGAAACGAGATATTTGTGAGAGGATATCTCGTTTTTTCTTTACTCTTATCTTGTTGTATGCTACAATAAATATATATTTTAATTAGTAAACAAGAGGATAAAAATATGGTCAAAGTGTACGGCTATGCTCAAACAATATCTGGTGAACAAGTATATGGTCGTTTAATAGATGAACGATATATTCTAAAAGATGAATCAATTATTATTAATATTAAATTAGATTCATTTGAATCAGATAATGAAATACGAGTAAAAAAGCAAGAAAAACAACTCTCTTTAAATAATAGAAAAGCTAATACTCAAATTAAAAAAATAAATAAATTAAAAGATGTATCATCTTTAGCTACACCAGAAATGCTTGGAAAATATTTAGCGATTATTATGACTCAATTCGCTAATGAAGGTATTCCAAGAGAAGATGAATATACATATGAATATGAAAAAGAAAAAGCATTAGAAGAATCAGAATATAAAAAGGTATTTGAATAAATGTTAAGATTTCAATGGACAGAAGAAAATGAAGTATTCGATAATCAATGTGAATTTACTATCGAATTAAAAAATGGTTATTATAAAGAATTTGGTACTGTAGATAAAGATACAGTTACTATGTTATTCGGAGAATTAACAAAAAGAGATTTTTATCAATCAGATTTTGAATTAATTTCCGTAGAAGAAAATGAAGAATATACGGCTATTAAAGTTGTTGGTGAAGAATTATATGATTGTTATTTCTTGATGCGAGATATTATTGGTAAAATGCCTGAAGATTTATATACATGTTTCATTATTAATCCATTAATGAATTTTGCATATAAACATGTAGGTAAACATTCTTTACAGTTTTCTTCTAAATATGCGGTATATGATACGTTTACAAAAGAATATGTATTAGTCGATACAATTAAAGAAATTGCTGAAGAAATTGGGAAATTCGCTGGTAGAGTATTTTTGAAAAAAGATAAGTTAGAAACAGAAAATTTTGCTATTCTAAAAATTAATGACGATATTACGTATATTCAAGATATCGAAGATGATTATAAACGTTATGTTATTAGTAGAGAACGCCACTACCTTATTTATGAAGCAAATAAAAAAATGGATAAAGAGGCGTTTATGAAAGAATTGTCAAAAATGGTTGGCGAAGACATTAGCGATTTTGAAATCATCACCATTAATGAAGATGATATATTAAATAAAAAGTAAGAATTAAATAAAAAAGTATGTGAGGTAATATTAACAATGGTAGTTTTGAAAAATAAGTTTTTCATGATTTCCTCCTCCTCCTTTGTAAAAATAGAATACAAAAACTACTTGCATTGAAATTAATATTTGTCTATAATAGTTACGAGCTATTTTAGAAAATGTAGTTTCATTGTACACAAACCCCCACGAAATAACCATCCTGAGCAGCGACAGGATGGTTATTTTTTTATTTAATAAGAAAGGAAAAATAATATGGAACATACTATATCTTGGTATATTGGGCTGATAACAATCGTTATCTTTACATTTTTCTTTCTATTGGGCACTTCAAAATTTAAATTCATTAATGACGAATATCATATTGGTTTCGTATATGAATTTAGATTGTTTTTTGAAGAACCAGAAAGAAAATATAGTTTACAGGTTGAGTATTTGTTAAATAAGTAGTATAATAGCGATATCATTTCTTTTAATCTTTATTTTTTACAACAGGAGAATTAAATGGAAGATATTGTTAATCAACCAAAACATTATACATCTGGTGGTATTGAAGTGCGTCCATTTATTAATGCACAAGGCTATAATTTCGATATGGGAAATGTGATTAAATATATTTCTCGTGCTGGGTTAAAAACACCAGATAAATTAATCGATTTAGAGAAAGCATTAAATTACATTAACGATGAAATTAAAAAAGGCAATAAGAAATTAAATTTTGAACCTACGGATACATTTATTTCTGGTTACGAATATATTCGCAGTCAACATCATTTAGATAGCACATTACAAAATGTGATTTCTCTTTTATCTAAAGATGAAAAAACAGATATTATTTTAATGTCAGATGTAATTTCTGCTCGTGATTTATTACAAGAAGAAATTAATATGTTAAAGTTGTAGTAATATACTCATTGAAGTTTTTATTTTTCTCTTTAAAGAAAGGAAGAAACTCCAATGAGTTTTTTACTAATGGTAAAAGAATATGTCAAAACACACAGAGACTTCTTACTATCTTGTATTCGCAAAATCGGACTTATTGTTCTTATTATTTTGTCTTGTTTGTTTATCTATGATAAGTTTTTTGCAAGCCATGAAATAGAAAGTAAACCATCTAAAATAATTAATGCAGATGGTACTATTAATACAAATAAACATTATCAAGAAGCAACTAAAGTACAAACGAATACAATCGAAAGAACTACAATTCAATATGTACCTAAAGAAAATCCATTTGATACAGATTTAGAATTAGATAACTCTAATAAAAAAGTCTTTGTAAAAGTAAATGGACAACAGCATGAAATAGAAAATAATGTAACAGAAACTCAAAAATTTGAAAATG